CATAGATGCAGAAACTCATGTAGAAACTAGAAAAAATGGAATGTCTTTAGATGATATAAAAACTGCCATTTATAATGGATATACTGTTTATTGGAAAAATAGAGGGTACGAAGTTATAAAAGATAAAATAGGTCAGTATCTGATTATATGTACTGCCAATTCATATTGTGTTGGATTAACTAGAACAGATGGGACTTTAATAGAAGACCCCAAACATTTCTTTTTAGGATTGGAGAATTAACAAATGAAAACATTTCAAGTAATAGTTACTGTACATGAAAGAAGAGATTATCTTGTTCCTGCAATGTCAGCAAAAAAAGCTGAAGAATTTTATGCAGATTATCCAGATAATTGTGATGTTACTATAATAGAAGAAACAGTTGAAGAAGTGGAGGAAATAAAATGGGAAAACTAAATATTCAAAATTGTATTCATGTTACAAGAAATATAGATGATGCATGGCAACAAGACCCATATACTGAGTTAATCGGAACATTTAAATCTGTAGATAATACTTTATATTTTTTTGATGCCTTTTCTAAAGAATGGGAAGAATACGATCATAATTTTAATATATTAACTAAAAAAGAAATTAAAGAAGTTAAAAGAAAGTTGGAGGTTTAATCATGGGTAAACTAAAAAATCATATGATGGAAGTTGACGATTATGTAAATAGCATAATCGAAGATAAGACAACCGAAGAAATATTGATTTCTGTTGACCAAAGGTATGGGAATTACTGGGTCGGTTATGTGGCAGAACAATTAGTTGATTATAAGTTGACTAATAATAATGTTTAATGTTAAACCAAAAATGCATGATGCAAAATTAGGAATTTGTATTATCGCCCAAGTCGGAGATAGATTTTCTCCCCTCTCTATCTCCGACAACTTTATAGTCGCCCTCGATAAAAGCAGATGGGTATTGTTTCCTAATTTCAGAAAGTCTAGCTACTATTTCATCTCGGCTAAGTTGGTCGAGTTGATGGGTAGTTTCTCGCCTATCAATAGTAAGACCTCCGAGTGCAGACCTTATTTTCTCAGCATTGATAGATGCCGAATATTGGCCTTGTTCTTCTGCACCTTTACTCAATTCAGAAAATCTTTTGAGTTGACCAATAACAGTTACTCCATATTTTCTTTCTCTTTCTTCACGGAGTTCTTTTAAATGCTCGACAACAAGTGGAAAATCTCGGCCATTCAACAACAAACTCGCAGTCTTATTAGCTTGACCATGCGAATAGCCCGCTTTCCTAGCACATTCAGCATTGCTGTAAATGCCCTCACAAACGAGTTTACAAAATTCTTTTTGACGATTAGTAAGAAACTTTTCTTTTGGCATAATAAAAATACTATAGGGTTTCTACCATATTTTTACAATATAAAAACACAAAAATATGTCTTAGGTGTCGTTTGTCTACAAATTAAGTGTAATGAGTGTAATGAGAGTGTAATGAACTCTTTGAGTTCCACTATACGTTTCAGACCACTCATTACAGTTTTACACTCATTACACCTTTTTTTGAAAAAAAATAATTTTAAAAAAAATATGAGGAAAACCCTATATGAAAAACAATTAGTTGACTAATTATGGGAATTTATGCTAGAATTCTTATACCAAAGTATTAATTAACAAAGGAGATATTATGATACAAGAATTAAACCAACAACTAAAGTCCATGTACCTTGAACCACGGAACAAGTTACGAGTAGACGTTGACTATGTGATTGGAAGAATTGAGGAGATAATTTATTCTGACAGACAAGAGGCAACACTAGGATTAGACATGGAAGAATTTTTAATTGAGTTAAAACAAAATAATAAAAATCATGAGGAGAATCATAATGGAAATTAAAACTTTAGAAGTTAAGAACATAACACACTATGCAAGAGGTTCAGAAGAAACACCTTGCTATAATGCAACAGTCTATATCAATGGAAAGAAAGCCATTGAGGTATCCAACGATGGGCATGGTGGTTGTGACAGACAACACACATACCCCGAAATCGAAGAGAGAGGTTTGGTTCAAAAGGCTAATGAATGGTGTGTAAAAACTTTTGGTCAAGGAAGTTTTGACTTTACGGCAGACGGAGAAAAAGAAACTTGTACCTATGACATTGATTTAGAGCATCATTGTCATGATGAGTTGTATAAATGGCTTGACACCAAAGCATTGAAGAAAGATTTAAAGAAACAATATCTTTTTGTCGAAGATGGTCATCTCATGGGTTACAAGAAAAAAGCTAATGACACAGACACGGCATTCAAGCATTTCTTTGAAAAGAACCACCCAAATGAAAAGTGTTTAAACTTTTTACCATTTGATGATGCTCTTAAATTATTCAAGGAGTGTGCATAATGAATGGTCTTACACCTTGGCATACAGAAACTATCTTGTATTACTATTATGATCACATTTATGGAGAGGGTGGAGTTATTGGAAACTTTGGAGAATTGATGAATTTCATTGATAACTCATATGACAAAGATCGACACACAATTCAAGATTGTTGGGATAGCCATAAACAATGTTGTGCAGATAATGACAATCCTATCGAGGAGAATGCATAATGACTACTGAATTATATCCAACGGACTACGTTATAATAGATAGCGACACAAAAAAACCTATCGAGGGATATGAACATATCTATCATTACACATCGGTTATCGATCATTTTAATGAGATACTGACGGATAAAAATGAGGGGTGGCAGTATGTATCAATGTCGGAATTGTCAGACGAAGACAAGGAAAATTATAAAAAAACAATAAAAGAAATGGAGGAGTTTCGTAATGAACTTAATTGAATTAGAAAAACAGATTGAAAAGAATAAAGTTATAACGAAATTTAAAGATGGTGTAGTAGATGGTTTGATACATGGCATAAGAAATGACAATGAATCTCATTATTACTACAAAGAGGGTTATGATTTTGGCATAACTTTATATTGTAGACAAGTAGACGAGGAGGAGAAAAGAGGATGAAAGACGTAAGACCAACTAGTGTAGAACTAGCAAAAGCAATAGAAAATTTTATTTACCATGAACTTGATGTAATTACGGAGAGTGATTGGTTTCAAGAAAAAGTTGCAATAACATTGAAACAACATTTCACAGACAAAGAAGTTTTAGAGAAGATTTGGGATAACAGATATAAATCTTTAAAGGAGAAAAGAAAGTGAATGCTTGTGAGAGTTGTGGCGATTTACATGATCCTAGCGACATGGTTAACACAATAGAAGATTTTCATTTCTGTTACAGATGTGATGAAAAGAATAGAGAATTGTATGATTTTATGTGGTTCTCTAAATATAGCAAAAAAGTTATTAAGGAGGACTAAATGAAAGTTAATAAAGAACAAGTCAAATGGTATTTTGAAGAAACATTCCATGATTATTGGGAAGAAATAACTTATTTTTTTAATAGTGATACTCAAACTAAAAAAATAATGATCAAAGACATACAAGAGCAAACTAAAGGGAGGAATTACAGAAATGAAATTTAATAAAGAAGAATTGTTTTTATTACAAGAGGTCATTGATTATCATTGCGATATTATTTTGAATGACGAAGACGATCATGGAGTAAGCCATGTTCACAATTTATATAAGTTAGTAAAACTTATGAGAAAAAAGAAAAATCAAATGGAGAAAGTTAATGGGTAGATATTATCACGGAGATATTGAGGGCAAGTTTTGGTTTGCCGTACAGAGTTCTAATGATGCTGATTTCTTTGGAGTCGAGGGCGAGGCAACTCATGTAAATTATTATTATCATGAGGGTCATTTAGATGAAGTTAAAGAAAGACTGAAAGAATGTAAGAGACATTTAGGTAAACATAAAAAGCAAATGGATACCTTTTTCAAAACTGATGGCGAAAAAGGTTATAATGATAAAATGCTTTTGGATTATCTCTTAGAAAACAATCCTAAGTACCCCATTATATGTGGTGGTAAAGTTCGAGAACTTTTGGAATGGTATGCAAGACTTGATCTAGGTAATCAAATCTATAAATGCATCAAGGACAATGGAGAATGTAGCTTTGAGGCAGAACTATGAGCAATGATATATATGAAGATTTATCAGACGGAGAAATATTAGATATGATATTTAATAAGTTTGGTATTGATACACATCTACAATCAAATTTCCAACCGATCTTCAGACCAACTGAAGAACTGTTTAAAAAAATAGATAAGTTATTGGAGGTTACAAATGGATAAAGAAGTAGAAGATTTTGTAAAAGATATTCCTGACGATACGATCTTAATCGAAGTTCGAGGAGGGATGGTAAGTGATGTTCACAATGACCCCAATGGATATATGTTATTTGATTGGGATTCTATTGGAGAACAAGACACTATGGAATTTCATAAAAAAGTTTTAGAAAAATTATTGGAGGGATAAATGAGAGAACACATAGACCTTTGTTCGGGGATCGGGGGCTTTGCACTAGGATTCTCGTGGAGTCGTTT